TATACGCAACTTAGAATCACGCATCTACGCAGAGCTTAGCCGCCAACTAGTTAATAATCTGTTCGGCGAGACAATGAGCGAGTCAGGAATACTAGAGCTAGAAGGAAATATTATAGAATATTTTACTGATGGCGATTTCATAACCCTAATTATAACGGATGCTGATGGAAATTCGACAACTATTACTTTGCCTATCGGTTCTTTTACTTTCTAGTTGTTCGGTATTTGACCAGTTTGAAGATACTCTTAGTCAAAGATTTGAAGCTAATGATGTAGTAAAGATAGAACAACTACAATCACAGAGCCTTATGAATGCATTACCTCCCAAGGTAAAGCCTATTGTTGCTGTGTACCCTACATCATTTACAGACCAGACAGGCCAAAGAAAAAGCAATAGCTCCTTTGCGCTGTTTTCTACTGCGGTCACACAACAACCAAGCGCCCTGTTAATACGGGCCTTGAAACACGCAAGTAATGGAAAGTTCTTTAGAGTTGTTGAGCGCGTAGGCTTAGATAACTTAACAAAAGAAAGGCAGTTAATCAGGTCTGCGCGAGAACAAATGCCTGACGGAACTGTAACTAAAGCAGTACCACCCCTGTTATTTGCAGGTGTGTTGCTAGAAGGTGCAGTAATAGCGTATGACACAAACTTAACTACGGGTGGCATAGGCGCTAGGTACTTAGGCATAGGGAAAAGCGTACAGTACAGAGAAGATAATATCACCGTATCGTTGCGTATGGTGTCAGTAGCTACAGGTGAAATACTTGTAGAAGTAATGAGTCAAAAAACAGTGTTTAGTTATGGACAATCAGATGATGTTTTTAAATTTATAGAAATGGGTACGGAGCTTGTTGAAATAGAAGCAGGTAACTCGCGCAATGAATCAACAACAATAGCGTTGATGAAGGCAGTAGAGGGAGCCGTACTAGAGTTGATAAACATTGGATACAACAGAGGGTTCTGGACTTATGAAACAGATAAATAAAATAGCAGTAATTTTAAGCTGTGCCTTGAGTGGTGTTGCTTACGGTGCTGACAACGAAATATACATTACGCAATCGGGCGCTACGGCAAACATAGATATAGAGCAACTAGGTATATCTAACCTTATTGGTGGTCTTGGTTCAACAGCAGGAAGCTTAACGGCTCTTGATCTAGACGGCAGTAGCTTAACCCTTGACATTAACATGATTGGAGCTACGAATAAATTCTTTGGTGATATTTGGGCAGATAGCTTTACGGGTAACTACAACTTTACGGGTTCAACTAATCTGTTTACTATTCAAGTAGACCCCTCAAACACTTACGGAGCCGACAGTTCAAACCACTTAGTAAACGTAACGGGAGCCAGTAACACCTTTACGTTAAACCAAGGTACTTCTGCTTTAGCGGCAACACTAGACTTAGATTGGATTATACAGGGTTCAAACAACACAATAACGTCTAACATTAACATTGACGGTGCTACTAACTATGTTGATATTGATGGTAGTGATAATACTCTTACCTATACGGGGAGCGGTGTGACAGCTTCAGCAGGAGGTTACTTCTATCTTGATCAAACAGGCGGTAGCCGGACTTTTAACATACAGCAACTGAGTACACAAGATAATGACTGGCTTAAAATTACTTCGATTGGCAGTTCTGGTACTGTGTGTGTTATTCAAAATGACCAAGGTACAGGCATCGGTTGCTGATATAGGTGGAGTCTCTGAAGTCTTTGGAACTGCACAGATTAAAAGAGGCTCAGAAAAAAAAGATGCAGATTTAGATTTCTCTATACAATCTAATGACGAAGCCTTTACTACCAACGGAAGAATGGCACTTACTTTCCTTGATGATTCTACAGTAAGGTTGACCGAACACTCGCAGTTAACCATAGATGAATATGTCTATGACCCTGATCCAAGCAAAGCAAAAATGGCGCTTACTTTTGGGCTAGGCACAGCAAGGTTTATTAGCGGCAAGCTAGGAAAGATTGACAAGCGCCGCATTAAGCTCCGCACCCCCGTAGCCGACATTGCGATTCGCGGGACAGACTTTACTGCGACAGTAGACGAGCTAGGACGTAGCCTTATTATCTTGTTGCCTAATCAGTATGGAGTCTCTAGCGGAGAAATAGAAGTTGTAACTGCGATGGGTAGTGTGTTGCTAAACAAGCCTTACGAAGCTACAACGGTGTCTGTGTTTGAGTCAGTCCCGTCTAAGCCTGTAATACTGGACTTAACATTAGACTTTATTGACAACATGTTAATCGTTACACCGCCCAAGAAAGAAGTAGTAATTGCAGAAGAACAAACAGCCAAGACTGCAAACATATTAGACTTTAATGATCTAGACATAGACTATCTTGCAGAGGACTTTTTAGCCGCTGACAACTTAGAGTTCACAGAACTAGATATAAACTTCTTAGATGTTAATTACCTAGAAGATATGTTAAATATTTTAGATGCGCTAGGCATAGCAGAAGAAGAAGATAGACTAGCTCAAGTATCAGGCGTAACAGTTACAGGTACAGCACTAGGATCAGATCCGTCAACACAGATAACAACACTTATTTCAGGGCCGACCATAAGCCTAATAAGAAAAGTAAGTGAGTTTACGCGCTTAGATTTAAACACTGTAGGTGGTTACACGGTTATACTAATACAAGATGGAGTCTCTAATACTATAAAGATTAACGGCGGTGACTCAACAATAAGAATAGTACAGGGCGGGTAATGAAGAAACTAATTATAGGTCTTGTTGTTGCACTGTTATTCTCAGTTTTAATATACCAACCTACGGCGGTTGAGATTTTAAAGCTTAGAACCTTTGATGCCCTTGTACAAACAGAGGAACCAACAGGTAACATAATTCTGTTACACCTCACTGAGTCTGACATACACAAAGGTGGTGGGTGGCCTTTTCCAAGAGAGCGTCTAGCTGATATACATATAGACCTGTTGAATGCCGGAGCCGCCTCAGTATCGTGGGTTGTTGTGTTTAGCGAGCCTGACAGGTTCGGAGGTGACAAAGTATTTGCAGAAGCGTTGTCCTATTACCCTAGTGTCATTGCTATGTTTGAGACTGACGGCTACAAAGAGATTCCTAAGACTGAAGGCACAGTAATACTGGGCAAAGATACGGGCGGTATAAAAGCTCAGGGGGTTACGCAGAACATCCAAGCCCTTAGAGATGTGTCGCTTCAAGGAATTGTGTCAGCCCCTGTAGATGTTGATAGCTTAGTGCGGCGTATGCCATTACTGATGCGAAGTCCTGATGGTTGGATAGCAAGCTTCGGCACACAGCTACTTAAAGCTGTTACAGAAACAAGCACATATGTTATCAAGACAAATAATGATGGCATACAGGAGATAAGAGTCAAACAACTAAACCCTATCCCAACTGATAGTGGTGGTAGAGTGTGGGTAAACTGGGTTAAAACAGACAGCACTTCTTTACAGGCTATGGATGTAGAAGGCAAGATGGTAATCATAGGGACTACCGCTAAAGGAATATTGCCGCAGGTAGCTACACCGTCAGGGTTGCTGTACCCGCATGAGATACAAGCGGCACTAGTTGAAACAATTCTACACGCCTCTAGTAAGCCGATGCCAATGATACCACCTACAGCGGTGTTATATGAGGCAGTGGTATTACTGCTTGGTGTTTTACTAGTGTTCGTAGGTCTTAATTACTTTGGAGTCTACATAGGTTTAGGGTTATCGCTAGGTGTTATGTCTGGCACTGCACTGCTAGGAGTTTATCTTATACGGCAGGGGTTTTTGATTGATGTCACATGGTCGCTTATCTCTGAGTTTGTAGTTGCTAGTGTTACATTTTATCTAAATTATAAAGAACAATACAAGCTGAGACAACAGATTAAGAAGCAGTTTGAACACTACTTAGACCCAAGGCAGGTTAAAAGACTGCAAGATAACCCCGAATTACTACGTTTAGGGGGTGAAAAACGGTACTGTACGTTCCTGTTCACTGATGTTCGTGGGTTCACGGCCCTGTCAGAGAGTGTAACGCCCGAAGAAGTAACGTATATAATGAATAAAGCCCTTACTGCACAGCAATCAGCAGTTTCAAAATTTTCAGGTTGCGTAGATAAATACATCGGAGACGCAATGATGGCAATATTCGGTGCGCCCCTAGACTTAGAAGGCCACGAAGACAAAGCCATAGAGTGTGCTAAACAGATAGCAATAAACATGGAAGAGTTGAACGTAGAGTTTGCGGCTAAAGGATTACCGCCTATCAAGATTGGCATAGGTATTAACAGCGGCGAAGCAATCATAGGGAACATGGGATCAGAGCAGAGGTTTGATTACACCGCTATCGGTGACGCAGTTAACATTGCGGCTAGGTTAGAGTCGGGTACTAAGGCGGCAGGTGTAGATGTGTTGATAGGGTTTAGCACTAGGAAAGGATCTAGTATTAAGCTAAAGCCACTGTCGCCGATTGAGGCTAAAGGGAAAGCAGAAAAACTAAAAGTATACACTA